AGAAAAAGCTGCATCCCAGAGCCAACAAAGATTTATGGCTATGGCACTTGCTTATAAGCGCGGGGAACTAGATGGACCGGCATCCCCGGAAGTTAAATCCCTCGCTGCAAAAATGTCCGAGAAAGATCTCGAAGACTTTGCAAAGACGAAGCATAAAGGGTTACCCGATAAGGTAGAAACGGATGAAGTGTACGTACCTATGAAAGAATCTCGGCTATCACATCTCAAAGAAATGATTTCGTCAAGATCTTCAGACTATTCGCTTGCCGACGTCCAGAAGGCAGTAAGACTAGCGGATAAGTTTGGGAACAACATGACTGCCGCAACGACTGCTATCGAGAAGATTGCAAAAGGTCTATCGAACCATCCTACCGTAAAGCGTGAGCTTCGTAAGATGAATGAAGCATCTATTCCTGCCGGCGTAAAGGGTAAAGAGTCGTTTGTAATCAAACACAAGCAGACTAAGAAAGTACTAAGTACCCATTCAAATAGAGATGATGCAAAGGATGAGTGGGACGGTCTTGGTTCTGATAAAGTCAATTATGGGATTTATCCAACCACAGGTAAGGCTAAGTCCTGGCAAATGAAGGAGAATCTAATTGCCGAAGCGAGCATACGTACAATGGACGGAGACGTTCTAAAGGTCGGCGATTTCGCGGGATTCAAAGATGACATTGAGCAATCTGGTAAGGTTGTAAAGATCCAAGGTAACACCGTCACCCTTAGTATATGGGACAGTGTTGCTGGCGAGCGCTATGAAAGAAAATTTCTTGGTAGAGAATTGTGGAAGGAGTAACAGATGCCTTTCCGTTTGTCTAGTAGATCTGAAAAAAGACTCGGGGGCGTCAAGCCCGAGCTCACGAGGATTGTTCGCAGAGCGATTAACATTACTACCATTGACTTTGGGGTAACGTGTGGCCTGAGAACCATTGAAGAGCAAAGAGAGTTAGTTGCAAGAGGGGCTTCCCAGACCCTGGCGTCTAAGCATCTTACCGGAGACGCGGTGGACGTTGTTGCATATTTAGGTTCTCGCATTTCGTGGGAAAACTCCTTATATGATAATATCGCGGATGCATTCAAAGCAGCTGCGATAGAAGAAAATGTTCCACTCCGCTGGGGTGCTGCATGGCACATTCCTGATATTTGTCAATGGGATGGCAGCATGCAAGATGCTATGAATTCTTATATTGACCTAAGGAGATCTCAGGGTAGACGACCGTTTATCGACTCCCCCCACTTCGAATTAGGATAAAGAGATGAGCGAAGAAGTATTAGAAAGACTCCGACGGATAGAAAGCGATCTAGCCGTTATAAAAGTTCAAATGCACAGCGTGGAAGAGAAGCAGAGAGAATTTCAAACTGGTGTAAATCGAGGTTTGTGGCTCGTCGGCGGCGGATTTATTGCTGCGATTATCTCATTTATAGCAAAGGGCGGCTTGAATAATGGGAGCTAATTTCAATAAGAATTTTAAAGATCTGATACTAGGGATGGTATTAGGAATTACTATTACATTTGCTTTGCCGCAGACCATATCCCTTCTTGGGCATAGATTAGAATGGACACCCTATGATGAGGTAGTCGTCAGAGACTTCAGTCTGGATGAAAATTACATTTATCTTACAGTAACCTTTAATAAAATAGAGTGTGAGTATCAATATTTAGATGTTTTTGCTGAAACATTGTCGACCTGGGAAAGACTTGAGTGGATTGATGTCGACGGGCCCCAGGGAAATAGACACCAGGGTGAACACACCCTATCTTTAAGATTAGAATTACCCGAGGGTCGTCAAAGAATATCTGACCGGATCCAAGTGATGACCAGACATAGATGCGGCGCAAGTAGGGATATCGTCGATCGTATACTTTTTTCTGACCACTTAGCCAATGCTAGAGAATTATAAGAAATGAGTAGTACTTTAGAAAAAGTAAAAAATAAAACTTTCAAAAGAGAATATGCATTTTTATTGATTTTTATGCTCTCTTATTCAATTTATCGAAATAACATAGAAATGGTAACCGTTATCATTTGGCCTGTACTTACGTTTGTTAGCGCCGTATCAGGTCTCCATCTTTTCTTTAAACCCCGGACAAATATAGAAACCGACAATAGTAGTTTATAAATAGCTACGAACTTAACCTAGGAGAACAATGTGGATACGAAACAAATTCAAGACATCTGGAGCGCTTATCGAAGCGTGATCCTAGGTGAAAAGAAAGACTCAAAGTCTGATGAAGATGATAAGTCCTCGAAAAAAGCGCCGAAGACTGATAAGTCTGATGACGGTGAGGGGATGGATACAGTAGATAAAAAAGAACTCGAAAAAGACTTCGACGACCGAGAAGATCAAGATCTGGATAATGATGGAGACGAAGACGAGTCTGACGAGTACTTGCATAAGCGCCGTCGAGCCGTTTCTAAGAAGATGACTAAGGAATCTAAGACCTGGTCCGTCTACAAGCGTATACAAGAGCGTACGATGCAACCAAACAGTACTGGGGGTAAACCCGAGTCCATGGATGATAAACTTACAGCATCTGATAAGAAGTTTCTTGATGCGCACGGAACAGATCTTAATGGTATTGATTCCGGAATTAATGGCGCAAAGGCTGCAGCTGATACCGCAAATTCTATCAAAAAATCTTCACCGTCTGCTTCCCCGGTTCGTGGTGATGAGAATAGAGGGAGACAATAATGATTAAACCACCAAAATGGGCTAAAGGTGCTTATCCTACTACACGCGGATGGATGCGGGGAAATGAGCTTCTTATTTCCACCCGTATTTCTCAAGCAGACGTTAACGAATGGCATACCCCAGAGATTATCCACGAAGAGGAAATAATCGACAACCACCCAGTCCAGCCACCCCAATCTGTGGATATTGGTGAGATGGGTAAGGAAGAACTAGAAGAGTTTGCTAGAATTGAAGGCATAGAACTCGATAGGCGCCGATCTCTGAAGAATATGACCAAAGACTATTGGTCAGCAAAAGAATAATCTAGTTGGGGAATAGAGTGTTTGTATTAAATGAATTGAATGATGATAATTTTGAATGGTTTGCATTAAGACATTATCACAATCCTCGTGGTAGTGAGATTGAGGATTTTTATGAGGATCTAAAACGGATCAAATATATTAAAAGATTAGTCAATCGTTATTTAGAAAAAAATAAACTTCAGACTAGACTTTTACTAAATCATATTATTATTTTCTTTAATGCCTTCACTATCCCCGCAGCGCTTAGAATATTGGAATTTAAGTTAGACGAAAAATCATGGGTTGTGATTAAACCATTTTTATTACACTTGAATTATATAAGAGAAACTGACTACACTTCTATTCCCTCTGATCTCCATGCCTTCGTAGAACTAAGGAAAATCTAATGGGTATTATTAAACAGTCTGCAGATCTGGTTTATGCATTCAGATTTATCCGAATCTTAACTTCGGATTGGAAAAGTCTAGATGCATATAAACTTGGGATCATTGATGAAAACGGTAAAAGAGTACGAGATGTAAAAATCGATAGTCCCGAAAAGAAGAATGCATATACATCTTTTATCCGAATGGCAATTAATATTAAAAGGCTTCTTAGGGGTAATCGCTTATTAGGTTTTGCTGCAGGATTATTTCTTATTCGAGAAAAATTTCAATTGAGTGATTGGACCATAAATAAAATTTTGAAAGAATGTAACCTAGAAGTGATGGATATACTTTCAGAGAATTCGCAGTGGTTTCTATTAGAGGATAAGCAACTGTCTCCGGGTATCTACAGACTCAAAAATGCAAAGGCTGTGAACACCACCTTCGAGGAACTGGCTAATGCAAATGACAAGATTCGGGTGACTAAAATGAAACCCGTTGGCGAAATTTTCGGTCTTGATATCTACGAGGCTACTCATATTCGATCTGGGCAACAGGTCTATGTTACTATAGGAGAACTACTCAAATGATTAATGAAGGAATTAATGACCCGGCGATCTTCAAAGCCGTGTTTTTGGCCGGCGGCCCGGGATCTGGTAAGTCCTTCATCGTGGGAAAGTCTGCACTCATTGCCCTGGGTTTTAAGCTTGTAAACTCGGACGATGCCTTTGAGGCGGCGCTGAAGAATGCTAAGATGGAAGCCACCCCTGAGAACATTTATTCTGATCGCGGGCAAATCCTCCGGGCCCGAGCCAAAGAACTTACTGCCAAAAAGAAAAGAGGCTATCTTGAGGGTCGCCTTGGACTGATTATTGACGGAACCGGAAAGGATTACGACAAGATAAAGGGACAGGTGGGTCAGTTGAAGTCATTAGGTTATGACGTCTCTATGATCTTTGTCAATACCAATATCGACAGTGCTCTTAGTAGAAATAGGATGAGAAGCCGATCTCTACCAGACGATAAAGTGAGTGAAATGTGGAGATCTGTACAGAACAATATGGGTAAATTTCAGAGATTGTTCGGTAGAGATATGCACCTCATTGATAACTCTGAGGGGCATGACTATGAAAGAGACGTTATGGCTACCTACAAATATCTTGTAAAGTGGTCTAATCTGCCGCCTAAGAACAATATTGCGAGTACATGGATAGCAGCGGAACGGGCAAAAAAAGGAATAACTGAAATGACCGACTCAAAGACGAAAATGCTACAGAAAGCATTGAATGCAATTACTGCCCGAATGAATTCCAAAAAGGGTTCCATAGAAGATAGTGCATTCGAAATATCCAAATCGTTTAATCTTGGGTTATCACCAAGACAACTAGCATCTCTGTATCGAGAAAAGTTCGATCTGAATAAAAAAACCCCGACCGCACAGCCTGTTCCAGTCAGATTCAAAAAGTATACGGTAAGTGAAGCATCGGCACCTAGATCAAGCGATGAAGAAGGGGGAGCAGGTGACGAAGGTACAGCAAAACTACGTAAGAAGTATCAAAAGGATGTTCCCCACGAACCTGTGAAGGATTATGTGAAAGAAGCAATGACTTCGCGCGAGGGTAAGAAAGAGTATGATCGGATTCAGATAAAACTTGCGCCCCTTGCTCAAGAAAGAAACGCAGCTAAAAAAAGAGGTCAGCCCTGGAAATTGATGGATACAAGAGAAAAAGAGTATCAGAATCTTAGGGTAAGATTGAGAGCTCTTGAAGAAGAGACAACTACCGCTGATATCCCCGATCCGAAGGACACTGCGCAAGGCCCTAAATTTAAAATGACCAATATGGTTGATCGTCGCAGAAAAAAGAATCAACCTCCCGTACTCTTAAAGAAGTATAGAAGAGATAATGACTAGGATTTATATAGGAATCCTACTATCAATAGGTATAGGAAGTATTGGATTCTTCGGATGGAGATGGGTGGATAATATGCAGGATGAGATTCTCCGTCAAACTGAAATCATCGCACTACAGAATTCTGCACTCGAAACCACTAATGATGCTATTGATAACCTTAATGCCGACATACAAAGAACCAACGAGTTGAATACCGTATTAAGAGTACAATTAGACGTAGCAGAAACCCGTGTGAATCAGCTACGAACTCTGTTGTCCGATCACGACCTTACGCGCCTTGCTATTCAAAGACCGGGGTTAATAGAAAGGAGGATCAATGAAGGAACTACTGAAGCTTTCCGTGATCTTGAGCGCATTACTTCTCCTAATTAATTGTTCCAGACCAAATCCTGAAGTTATTATCGAAACCCGATATATCGACAGGAATATTCCTATTCAATCCCGCCCGCGCGGAGTTAATTTAAATGAAGTACGATTCTATGTGGTGACTGAAGAAAATCTTCAAGAATTCATCGATGAATTTAGTGCCGAAAACGGCGAACTCGTTTTTGTAGCAACCTCAGTAAGAGGATATGAAAACACTGCAATTAATCTTGCAGAACTACGTCGATATATAGAACAACAACAACAGATTATTGTTTACTACGAAAATTCTGCGACGCAATAATATAAAAGTTCTTCTATTTTAGGGGTTTACAATCCCTTAATATATTTATATAATAGAATTAAAATAGAGGTTTAATCCTTACCGCGGATGATCATCCGTGAACAATATCTTATATTAAATGGAGAAGTATATGGTCGAATACGTTTTAAAGCGAAATGAAGAGGTAGAACCTTTTGACTCTAATAAGATCGAAATTGCTATAGAAAAAGCAATGAAGAGTATCAAAATCCGAAGTAAGACGTTAGCAAGGGAAATCGCCGGAAACGTAGTCGAAAAGATCGAAGCCGATAAAATTGATGATCCGATTGTGGGTGTAGATTATATCCATAAGATCGTAGAAAACACGATTATGGATATGGGATTACATAACCTCGCTCGTGAATATATCATCTACAGAGCAACAAATAAGCCCGATATTTTCCGTAAGAGGACTAACCTAAAGCCGTATGAATATCCACAACTCATTGAATATGTGGATGCTATTAGACATTCGTATTGGGTGCATACTGAATTCAATTACTCGTCCGATATACAGGATATGAGAGTACATATGACCCCAGAAGAAGCAGAGATTGTGAAAAAAGCAATGCTCGCTATTTCCCAGATCGAGGTTCAGGTCAAATCGTTCTGGGCTAAAATTGGGGATAAACTTCAAAAACCTGAAATTCAAGCCGTCGGGGTTACCTTCGGAGAATCGGAAGTACGACATGCAGATGCTTACTCGAATCTTCTAGAGATCATGGGATTGAATGACGAATTTGAAAAAGTAGTCGAAGTCCCCGCAATGAAAAAACGGATTGCTTACTTAGAGCAAAGTATCCAAGCCCCCGTCGATGATCGAGACTATTTCCATAAGATCATCCTCTTCTCTATGTTTGTAGAAAACGTATCCCTTTTCTCTCAATTTTTAATCATGATGGCATTCAATAAGCATAAGAATGTTCTTAAAGGTATTTCAAACGCAGTAGAAGCAACCTCCAAAGAAGAAGATATTCACGCCCGTTTCGGATTTGACCTTGTGAATATTATTAGAGAAGAAAACCCGGAATGGTTCAATAAAGATTCGATCATGGAAGTGAATCGTCTCTGTCGAGAAGCTTATAAAGCAGAAGCTAGTATTGTAGATTGGATTTACGGTTCGATCGATTTAGACTTTTTACCTAAGGAAACGGTAAAGGAATTTCTTAAAGATCGATTCAATCAATCTCTCGTTGCTATTGGTATGAAGCCGATTTATGATATAGATAAAGAATCACTCGATACTACTAATTGGTTTATTGAAGAAATTTTAAGCACAAAAAATATTGACTTCTTTGTGAAACGTAGTACCGCTTATTCGAAGAAGACGAAGGCATTTACATCTGACGATTTATTTTAAAGGGAAGAGATGAAGAAATATTACTGGCTAAATGAGGATTCTGAGAAATTCTTGTCAAGGGGTTATTTAAGTCGTGGTGAAACCCCACGAACGCGAATTAAGAGTATTGCTTATGCTGCGGAAAAGTATCTAAAAGATATGGCAAAGACGGGTGAAAGTAGAGATGCATTCAACGGGTACGCAGAAAAATTTATAGAGTATATGGCTCGGGGATACTATTCACTCGCATCTCCTATTTGGGCAAACTATGGTAAGGAGAGGGGTCTTCCCGTTTCCTGTTTCGGATCATACATTGAAGATAGTATAGAATCCATACTCGATACCCATGCCGAAAATGGAACCCTAATGAAAAACGGGGGTGGAACCTCGGGATATTTCGGCGCGATTCGTCATCGTGGTGCACCGATTCGAGATTCTGGAGAATCGTCTGGTTCAGTCCATTTCATGCAGATGTTCGATACCCTTGCTTCTGTTATTTCTCAGGGGTCAGTTCGTCGGGGATTTTTCGCAGCCTATCAAGACATTGAACACCCAGATGCAGATGAATTTCTTGATATTGGCACCGAAGGTAATCCGATCCAGGGTTTAACTACAGGTATTAACGTATCGAATAAATTCATTGAAGAGATGAAGAATGGTGATGCTGAGAAAAGACGATTATGGGCCAAAGTACTTCAGCGCAGGTCAGAAATTGGATATCCATATATCTTCTTTACCGATAATGTGAATGATCATAAACCACAGGTCTATAAAGATAAGGATATGTGGATTTATGCATCGAATATGTGCACGGAAATCGCTATCCCATCCTCAGTTGATGAAACCTTTACCTGTGTACTTTCTTCCCTAAATCTTCTTCATTGGGATGAGATCAAGGAAACTGATGCAATTCAGGTGTTGATCTATTTTCTTGATACCGTCTGTCACGAATTTATCGTAAAGACTGAGGGTGTAAAGTACTTAGAGAAAGCCCGTCGATTTGCAATTAACCATCGTGCACTTGGTGCAGGGGTATTAGGCTGGCATTCGTACCTTCAGTCGAATATGATTGCTTTCGAATCTATGGAAGCAGCAAAGAAGAATCTTGAGATTGCGAAAATCTTAAAAGAGAAGAGTACCGAGGCAACCCGTGAACTTGCTTCCCTGCTAGGTGAAGCTCCTCTTCTAGTAGGATACGGGGAAAGAAATACAACCCGAACTGCAATCGCACCGACCAAAAGCTCTTCCTTTATTCTCGGTCAAGTTAGTCAAAGTATAGAACCTGAATTTTCAAATTGCTATGTGAAAGATCTAGCTAAGATGAAGGTAACTATCCGAAACCCATTTTTAGAGAAATTACTTGTAGAAAAAGATCAAGACGCCCCGGAAGTGTGGGATTCCATTCGAAATCATGATGGATCCGTTCAGCATCTAGAATTCCTCAGTAATGATGAAAAGGAAGTATTCAAAACTTTCTCCGAGATAAATCCCGAGGCAATCATTTCACAGGCAGGTATACGTCAAAATTATATTGATCAAGCACAAAGTATCAATCTAATGCTCGACCCGGATATGAGCGTGAAAGAGATTAATCGTTTATATCTCTATGCACACGAGCTTGGGGTAAAGAGTTTGTATTATGCCTTTTCGATGTCGAAAGCTCAATCTCTTACGCGTAAAAAGGTTCAGAGTTCATCGTGTGTAGCATGTGAAGGTTGATTAGAATACCAAAAATTTACTCTATAAATAGGCTCTGATTAGGGCCTATTTTTTTAAGGAGAAATGATGAAAAAACAAGAAAAAATGTGTGATCAATGTGAAGCAGAATTTTATATTGAACACGATGAGGAATCGATTTACTACTGCCCATTTTGTGCTAACGAATTCACTACTATCGAGCATGAGGAATTAGACCTAGAGGATCTCTGGGACGAATGACTTGGTATCTGAAGGATGAAGTTTTTGACCCGGATGAAGAATTTCTTAAAGGGTATATGGGATTCGTATATGTCATCTCAGATAAACTGAATGGTAAGAAGTATGTCGGAAAAAAGTTTTTTTGGTCTAAGAAAACCCTCCCCCCGCTGAAAGGAAAAACCCGCAAGCGTCGGAGCACAATCGAATCTGATTGGAGAAAATACTATGGGTCAAGCGATCTGGTAAAACAACTTCTTCTCGAACAGGGCGAGGAAAATTTTCATCGAGAAATCATTCATTTTGGGAAAACGCGGGGGGAATTAGGATATATCGAAGCTAAAGAACAGTTCGATAGGAATGTCCTCTTAGATGATAGCTATTACAATGGTATCATCAACTGTCGTGTCCATAGATCCCACGTGAAAAATCTGAAGACCGAATATGACAAATTAAACGGTAATAAATGAATTTAGGGGATTTACATTCGATGTAGAAAGGCTTATATTGATAATGTAAGAAGAGGAAGAGGAAATATAATGGATGTAACCGAAATTGGTCAGACCCTCTTTAAACGAGATAGCTCAGGAAAGGTTCGAGTTTGGTACTACGAGATCGGAACCGACGGGGCTCATTGGGCCTGGCGATCGAATGCTGGTACTCGTCAAGGTAAGATGGTTATTTCCGGGTGGAAATTCGTTGAACAAAAAAATCTCGGTAAGGTAAATGAAACCTCACTGAAAGATCAAGCATCACTGGAAGCTGTAGCGGAATTTACGAAAAAGAAAGACCGAGGTTATTTCGATAAGATCGAAAATATCGATCAGTTCGAGAAAATTAAACCTATGCTTGCTTCAAAGCACGAGAATGCCAAATACGATTTCGAGAAGAATACCTATATCAGTCAACCAAAACTTGACGGCATTAGGTGTATTGCCCGGGCGAATGGGCTGTGGACCCGCGCGGGTAAAGAAATTGTGGCTGTTCCTCATGTGGCACTAGCTCTTGAGGATTTCTTCAAATCCTATCCTAATGCCATTCTAGACGGAGAACTTTACAATCACGATCTTCGGGATGATTTCAATACAATCACTTCCTTGGTTCGTAAAACTAAACCCACCCGTGAGGATCTGGACGATTCCGGACGGCTCGTAGAATATCACATTTATGATATTATTGATAGTGAACCTTTTACTAAGCGTTATTCGGATTTTCGTATCTTGATGCAACACCGAGATCCTTGTATCAAATTGGTATCAACCCAGACTGTTTATAACATCGGGGAAATGGATAACCTCTACGGGGAATATCTATCAGATGGATACGAAGGACAAATGATTCGAGTTGATGGTCCTTATGAACAGGATAAGCGTTCTAAGCTTCTGATCAAGCGTAAAGAATTTTTGGATGATGAATTCAAGGTTCTTCGAGTAGAGGAAGGGATCGGTAACTGGGCGGGCTGTGTGAAGAGATTTGTACTAGAGCTCCCCGATGGTCGGGAATTCGGATCTAATGTTCGGGGAACCCAGACCGTTTTAGCTGAGCTTCTTCGGTCCGGACAAACCCCTAACTGGGCAACGTGCCGTTATTTCACCCCTACCCCGGATGGGATCCCTCGATTCCCGGTGGTAACTGATTATGGATACGGTAAAAGATCAGATTAAGAGGTAAAAATGAAATCCAAAAAGGAGAAGTGACTATGAACGGAAAACTCTTTCAAGTGAAAGATACCAAAGAATATGGTGTAGGATTGGCGATGAACAGCGTCGGTGAATACGTCCTCGAGATGAAGAATAGTGGGGTAATTCAGGCTTTTTCTAAAGATAAGATTGAAATCGTTATGCCGTACACTCTTTCGATTGTGTGGACCGGGGGTGAGCCTGTACACTATCGAGTTAATCCTGGAAAACTTCAGAAAAATGACGTGGTTCTTGAAGTTAAGTACGGGCACAAGATTCGGATCGGGGTTGTCGCAGAGGTTGATACCAAACGGGAAAATGCCACTCAAACCTTTAAAGGTATGAAAGTTGTGACCCTATCACTTTCCGACGAAGACGAACCAGTACCTAACAGCTGTCAGCTGGCGGCAATGAATGGCGTTTAAGTATACCCCGGGCCTTGATGATTTTAGGTATCGTAGCCGTTGGAAAGCTAATTCCGTGGATGCGATTTATAAATAGGATTTACAACAAGTTGATCATGTGGTATAATATTATATTATAAATTCGGAGGGCAGACCAATTATTATTATTGACTATTCAGGTATCTCGATCGCACCTATTGCTATGGGTATTGTTCGTGGTGATGATGAGAATCTTATTCGTCATATGATTCTCAACAGTATCCGAATGTATCGCTCTAGATATAAAGAAAAATTCGGAGAAGTTGTTATCGTTGCGGATGGTGGCGGTAACTGGAGAAAAGAAGTTTATCCGGAGTATAAGGGTAAGCGAAATAAAAATCGGGAAGAGTCTAAGATTGACTGGGATGAAGCTTTCCGCATTATCGGAATGGTACTTCAGGAACTCAAAGACAATTTCCCGTATAAGGTTATCCACCAATGGGGATGTGAAGCGGATGATTCTATTGCTGAGCTCGTCATGCAAACTCAGGAATTTGGTAACTGGGAAGATGTCATGATCATCTCAGCTGATAAAGACTTCCGGCAACTTCAGAAATGGGATAATGTCCACCAGTATTCCCCTCTTACTAAGAAATTGATCAAAGAAGAAGATCCTCGTGGATACCAAAGAATGCATTTTCTTACTGGATGCGGGGGTGTTGGGGTCCCAAACGTTCTTACCGATGATCGAGTTTTGGTAGAAGACCGTGCACAAACCGAACTCAGTCAAAAGAAAAAAGAGCTTCTGGAAAATGACACTACAGCGCT